ATCTGAAATGATTAAAAAGACGTGCGTTAAACAAGCGTACAAGTATTGGCCTAAGAAAAACCCGCGGCTTGAACAGGCTATTCAGTATCTGAATATGGAATCAGGAGAAGGTATTGCTGCCTTGATGCCTACACGCCGCCCGGCATCTATTGCAAACCAGACCGCGGCACTTGATCAGATTGAGCGCGAGCCATTAATAGCCGAGCTTGAAAAGATAGCAGAGCAGCAAGGATTGGTTGCTTTCCGCTCCAAATGGAAGTCGCTGACTGAAGGACAGAAGCAGGCAGTGGGCATCCCTGACCGTAATCGCATAGACAAGATGGCATCGGCTTCTGATGACGTCAAAGCGCATCCTGAAGTTGTAGATGCTGAGTTTGTTAAGGAAATGGAGACTTCGGAACATGAGTGATGAAATTATCCAAAAGACGGATGAATGGCACCAGCAAAGAGCTGGCAAGTTCACGGGGTCAAGATTCGTTGATGTGCTTGCGAAATCCAAAAAAGACGGCAAGCCATTAAAGGCACGGCAGGACTTGATATGGACTATAGCTACTGAGCGCATCCAAGGTTATCAGGTTGAAGGTCCATCCTCTTATTCGCTTAAGTGGGGAACCGACAATGAGCCGCGGGCACGCGAAGCTTATGAGCTTAAAACGGGCGAGTTCGTGGAAGAGATAGGTTTTATCAAGCATGAATCGCTGGAGTTCGTCGGGGTAAGCCCTGATGGCTTGATAAACGAAGATGGAGCGATTGAGATTAAAGCGCCAAAGTGCCCAGAGATTCACTTGCAGCGATTCATTGATGGCGTGCCTGATGAGTACATGCCACAGATTCAAGGTCTGCTATGGGTGACGGGCCGCAAGTGGGTTGACTTTGTTTCATACGATCCAGACACGTCGCCAGAGTTTCAGCTCCTGATAATCCGCGTTGAACGTGACGAGGACTTTATTAAGGCGCTAGAGGCTGAAGTATTGAAAGCCGAGTCTGAAGTAGTGGAACTGATTAACCAGCTTAAGCGAAAGGTTGCCTGATGCGTACTAAATCTAATGCCTGGACAACATCGGAGCAGAAAGTAATTAGGCAGGTTTACCCACAGCTAGGATCTGAAGGTGTTGGGAAGCAGTTGCCACATAGAACGCCTGAAGCCATTAAGAGCATGGCTAAAAGAATTGGGGTGCAAGCATCACGTTCTGCGCTTGCAATGATTACTTGGGAAAAACGATTGGAATAACCGCTACCTCCCTTACCACTTACCGATGCCTTATTGGCGACCTTAGACGGGTAAGTAATCGGGTAACTACATAACGAAAGGACTCAAGATGAAATCCTCAGTAACTGAAATTGAACCAATCCTCGGTACCAGCATGGGCGGCGGCTTTTACGCTGGCCGCATCATGATTGATAGCCAAGCATTTGCCCTGATAGTAGCGCCAAAAGCAGTTGGGCAGATCGAAGGGGAATGGATCAAAGACTATAAAGATGTGCAAGGCACCCTGTCATTCAATGATGGCTTTGCTAACACCAAAGCCATGGCTGAAGCAGGCAGTGAGCTGGCGCAGCGCATTCAGGCGCTGGACATCGACGGCAACACAGACTGGTATATCCCGTCTCTGGACGAGCTGGAGGTTATCTACCGCAACCTGAAGCCATCCACCACAGAGAATTATTGCTACATGCGCTCTGGCATCAACCTGAATGCCATCATGCCCACAGCACCATACACCCCGGACTTCCCAGCGCAAACAAATGCCGAGCTATTCCAAGCTGGCGGCGCGGAAGCCTTTGATGAAGCTTGGCATTGGACGTCCACCCAATACGCTTCGGACTCTGGCTTTGCCTGGATTCAGAGTTTCGACGATGGCAACCAGCTCTACAACGGCAAGGCCAACCACTCCCGTGCCCGAGCAGTCCGCAGATTGTTCATTTAATCATTTATTTATTTCATCAGCAGGGTTGGTTCCTGTGGTGAAGCGGAATGGTGATCCGCAACAAACGGCTAGACCGGTTTCGTGTTGATAGTGCGGATTGGCGAGCCGCAAGCCGGAGATTCACCACCGGCCACCACTTTAACTGAGAGGAATAGAAATGGACTTTTCAACGGTAGTACTGATTTTAGCGGCAGTGGTTTTAATTATCTGGATTCTATCCCGTGTACTGGATGTTCCAGAGCGTGATGACGAAGACTCGCAGTGGTAGGGGGTGCGTGATGGCGAAAACATACAACGATGGCTTGGAAAACGCAGCTAAGCGCTTGGAAAGCGCCATGGATGGCCGAGATACGCAAGTATCAGCCGCATGGAACCATGTATGCAAACACTTCGCTGAAGCAATCCGCGCACTGAAACAACCTGAAGCCCCGCTGCAAGAAGGCGACGCAGTGATTACGGTCACGGTGACGGATATGCCAGACAGCTTCAACTACTTCTTCAATGTGGAGTGCATGCGGTCTGGCGAACTAAAGAATGCTGGGCATGTGGAATGGGACTCTACTCTTTCGCCGGGTCAACATCGCTTAATCGTGCGCCGGGGGAAACCTCCAGCGTACGCCCTGTGTGGGGGCGAGCTGTGAGCCGCCATCGCCAAAGCCGAGCAATGCCCTACACCCGCATCTTGAGCTCGCGAACGGTAGCCCGGCCAAGGCCAGTTACGCGCCAGGATTTGTTAGGTAGACGTTCTATGTGTCCATTCGCTTCCAGCCACTTAAGCGACTCAGGATCAAGTGATCGCTCTATCTGGAAGTAAAGAATAAGCAGGTTATCGCGATGTGGTTTAGGTAGGTAGTCCATGAGAAAAGGATATAGGAAATGAGTGAGATTAATACAGGCGGGCCAGCGTTTCCGATACTTGAGCGCGGCGGTAATGGATTGGAGCTTACCAGCACAGGGCTGACGCTTCGTGATTATTTTGCGGCACAGGTAATGCACTTGACCATGCAAGCACAAACAGGCCATCAGCCTAAATGCACATGGGGGAACGCCGCCGAACAGGCTTACAAAGCAGCCGACGCCCTACTTAAAGCACGGGAGCAGTAACCATGACCACCAAGGACCAGGATATGAGTGAACAAAGCAATGAGATGTTTACGCCAGATAGCGCAAAACATTTCTTAAACGAACTTGGGGAGCATGTTTTAGCAGTGGCTTACCCTGACGAGCTGGCTGCCATTATGAATGCCGCCCGCGCTCCCCTGCTAGCCCGCATAGCCGAGCTGGAGGCGAAGTTAGACGTTGACTATATAGCGCAAGTAATTCGCATGGTAGACGGCAATAACTCTATGGGTGCTGGCGCTTTGGCTGAGGCGATTGTCGCCGCAATACGGGGGAATGAGTGATATGGCTACGTCTCCGCGCTCTTTTAACCAAGGATTCTTTTGTGCTGTCGCTAGCTTGGTCTCAATGCACGGGCCTTCCACTGAGGCCAAAGAATTACTAGGGATGATGGGGAAGGTAGACCTATCAACGATGGCGGAGGAGGACGTTAACGTCTTGCAGAAAGCCGGGATGCTAGACCAATCGAATAATGAAGAAAGAGGCCGCCAATGAACACTGAACAACGCCTTACCTTTGAGGCAAAGCATAAGGTGCCGGATGGCGTCAAATGGTCTGCTGACCATCAGGAATACATCAGCACTGATTTTTACCACGAAGACTTTGTTAACGAGGCACGAAAATACAACGCCCTCTGGCAGGGCTATCAGTCGGCACTGGAAGACAGGCAGGGGGAGGCTGTGGGTTGGGTGCTGCTTCAAAGTGACGGCAAGATGGTCGAAAGTACCGACGGCGAAAACGCAATCGTATGGCGCGCTTCGCCTGATGATGAAGGCCCGATAAATGGTTATATGGTCGCGTACATGGACAGCCATTGTCCTGATAAAGCCCCGCATAGATGGCAGGCTCTATTCACATCGCCCCAGCCCGCACAGCTTGACCAATGGAACGCTGCTATTGAGGCTTTACGTGTGTTTTCCGTATGCGCTGACTGGATTACAGATGATGAACATGATGATAATTGGGCAAAATTTAGCCAGCAAGTGAAAGATTATAGGGCGGCCAAGAAGGCCCTCGATGATCTTCTCGCGCTGCGCAAGGGGGCATGATGACTGCTATTGCCAACATCAATGAGGTAAAAGACATCACCGGGATTCAGTGCGCTAATTGCAGCACTTGCAAAAGTCTTGGATATGAAGGCGATGGTAGTGAATACGCGCCGTCGTGGCCTGTATGCCGTGAATTCCCTGCCTATGAACACCTCAAATCCTTTCCATTTAAGAAGGAAATGAAGTGCTGGTACCCGGACTTTTGGCACTCAATATTTGCCAACCAAATAAAGACGCCTGAAGACGTAATGGTATTGATGGTGGAGTTCCATACCGCAATTCAGGCACACGAGGAGCCTACCCCATGAACAACGACCAGATTATAGAGATAGCCAAGCAGGCTGGCTTCGGTGACGCATTGCTGACATGGCCCGGAGTAGAGGCTAAGTTCACCAAATTCGCCGAGCTGATACAGGCTAGGGCCGTGCCGGATGGGTATGAGCCAGAAAAGATTAAGGCCTTCGAGGCCATGTACGAATTGAATAAACGAATTGCTGAGGCGGGCCAAATAAAAATTGCCGATGTTGAAATCATGCGCCAGCTAGTCAATTGCATTGAATATTAAAGGGAGCGTATAGCATGGATGACAGGGAAATGCTGGAGTGGGCGGCAAAGGCTGCTGGGGTCCCCGTTGTGTTCGACGGACACCTGCCCAAGATGAAAGTGGGCGGTGGCAAGATTGGCGTGTGGCGCAACTGGAACCCGCTAACCGATGACGGCGACGCTTTAAGGCTCGCATGCTCGCTAGGAATGATATTGGACCTTCGCTATACGGACCCGATGTTACAGACATGTAATAGCGTTAAATATTGGCTAAGGGGCATGTGGCACGAAACTTACAGGGAAATTAAGTTAGATGCTAATGGTGATCAGCTAGTCGCTACCCGCCGCGCCATTGTCCGTGCAGCCGCAGCTATCGGCAAGGAGGGGAAGTGAAACTACTGACCATTGAACAGGCCGCAGACGAGCTGTCAGTATCAGAAGCCACTATCCGCCGCCTTGTATTAGCCGGGAAACTTAAGTATGTTCGCGTGGGTAAACTCATGCGCTTTGCACAGGAAGATATATGCCAGTATATAAAAGAGGCGACCACTACTGGATCAGAATTCAAATTGACGGAAAGCTCCACCGATTCTCCTGCAAAGGTGCTACCTATGAACAGGCAAAAGCTCTCGAAGCAAAAACTCGACAAGATATTATCAATGAGCAACTTGGGCAAAGTAGTTACACACTAGAAGACGCCCTAGCCCGCTGGCTTGATGGTGAGGCTAAAGGGCTGAAGGCTTACAACAAGCTATTGCAGAATGTGAAGCTTATCCTGCCACTCATGCAAGACACGCCGATTATCAAGGCCGCAGACGTCGCTAGGCGCATCCGAGAGGTCTACGCTGACCTATCCCCTGCCACCATCAATAGACGCCTTGCAATCGTACGCAGGCTCACTAATCTAGCGTGGGAATGGGGATGGATCAAATCCCCTATCAAGATCAAGATGCAGCCAGGGGAAGTAAGCCGTCATTACTACCTTACCATATCGCAAGTCTTCAGGCTGGCTCGATATGCCAGAAAGTCTCGCTGGCACATTATCTTTGCCGCCTTTACTGGCATGCGTGAGGCTGAGATATTGCGATTGACTGACGAGGATGATGTAGGCGGCTATATCCTGCTGCGTGATAGCAAGAACAGTAAGCCACGGCTGATCCCGATGAATCGGATAGCAAAGATAGCCTTTAAGCTGATGGACAAGGATTTAACCTATTCTGTGCTGCGTAGGGACTTTGAATATACGCGTGAGCTGAATGGGCTGAGTGAGATACGCTTTCACGATCTACGGCATACTGCCGCCTCCTTCATGGTCAAAGGGGGAGCCAGTCTGGTAGCGGTGCGTGACGTGCTTGGGCACTCGAATCTAAGCGTTACTTCTAGGTACTCTCATCTAGGCATTAAGGATGTGCAAAGCGCTGTGGATAAGATGACCAACAGCACAAAAACGACACAAAATAAAAATAGCAGGAAACTTAAATCAGCGTGACATGGCTGGAAGCCGCGTCGTTATTGGTGCCCGGAGCCGGGGTCGAACCGGCACACCATTACTGGCGAGAGATTTTAAGTCTCTTGTGTCTACCAATTTCACCATCCGGGCAGAAGCGAGACGCTTGGGGATGCGGACGAGGTCCGACGAGCGAAGGGCGCTATTCTACCATCCATAGAAGCAGAAT